CTTTAATTAGTTTATGTAAAATCTCTCCGTGTTTTTCAACAAGTTGAAATAGACACAATGTATTACCATTAAGTGCTAAGGTTAGATTTCGTATGTATTTATTACGAGCATTATTTTGAGTTAAGTATTCTAGTTCTTCAAAGTACTTTACACCATATACTTTTTTAGCTTCTGTTTCAGGATACTTCAAGTTCAGACATTTAATTTTTAGATTTGCAAGTTGTTTTCTTTCAATCAACTCAGCCGTTGTTACTACTTTATTGACCATACCAAATAGACCTGTCAATACTAACTTGTGTGTTTTACTATCATCTAACGTACCTGTAAGACCTATTCTATATTTACAATCTGTTAGTTTAGTCATTATCTTTGTCAATGATACAGCCTTAAACAAGTGTGCCTCGTCACCTATAACTGCACCATAGTCTTCAAAAAATTGTTTAGGCATTTTGTATAGTGATTGCCATGTTGATACTACTATACGTTTATCTTCATCTATATCATAACCATGATACTTTCTACTGACATTTGTTTCTACGTCAAAACCGTAGTCTTTAAAATCTTTGTATAATTGTTCTACTAGTGATGTTGTTGGTACAATGATTAGAATATTGTTGTTTATCATATTCATATAATGTCTAGCGAGCATGTATATAATAAGTGACTTACCAGAGGCGGTAGGTGATAAAACTAGACCTCTTTCATATTCTAACGCAAATTTGAAAGCATTAATTTGATAGTCCCTCGGAGTGATAGACAGATCATAAGACTTGATTAAGCCGTCTATATCGGCGGCTGTGACGTTGCTATGTGTAAGGATTTCACTAGATTCAACTATATGTACATCTTTCTTCTTACACCAGTCTTTTAAGTACGGATACAATCCAACATATAATTGACCTGTGGCATACGAATATAACCGTATCTTTCCGTCCCAAACTCTATTACGAAATTGAGGTGTAAACTTGTAACCAGGTACTTCAAATGAGAAATAATCTGATAACTCTCTACGGATACTTGCGTCTGCGTCAATGCGTAGGTACACGTCATTGACCTTGTCAACTATGATGTTTTGCATATATTATATTCCTGTAACAACATATTTAGTTTATCACAAATAGCGATATGTCCTAGTTCATTCGGGTGGTTATCTAAAGTAGATACTCTCCTTGGTGAGTTTTTATCATCCCATAAATCAAGTTGATCTTTAAATGCCCATCCTCCTAATTTTTTAACTGGAGGCCATCCCATAAATTTAGATGTATCTAATTTTTTCTTATATTTCATTATAGATTTTAATGAAAGTTCTTCGTCTTTTGTTTTAATAAATCTTATTTGTTTATCAGGATCTGCTCCATGATGTTTTTCTGTTTGATTTGGATAACCTTTTAAATATTCTTCAAAAAGGTCTATCATTTGAAATTGAACATAAGGTACATTGTATCGTTCACACAAAATTTCAAAATCTAAATAATATCCTAAAGACCTATCAACCCACCACGGTAGAGTACCATGTGTATCAATTCGTAGTGATGACCATGGCGACACGGCCATGTCATTCCAATAGCTAAAGATGGAAATAAACTTTTTGAAATCTCTCCTTGGCGCTTCTGTCCAAGCAGCAATAACTAAACCAATTTGATTTTTATCCTCTATTTTAACTATTTCATCTCGTATAGTTGTATAGATAAATTCATTGCCTTGTCCTGCGCTAGCCAGATTGATAACTTTCATGCCTAGTTTTTCTCCTAATAATGTAGGCCACTTTTTATAATTAAATTTCCAATCAGGATGAGATATAGAATCAAAGTCATCTGTAGTATTACTATCTCCACTAACTATCAGATACTTCATTTTAGATCACGCCAGAAGTAAACTTACGCCAGTCTATAGCGTTCTTTATTTGAAAGCCACGATTAGAAATAATCTTAACTGTTCTATCTAGGTAGTCAACAACACTTTGTATATAAGTTACCTTTTGGTCTAACTTGATAAGTTCGTCATCTGATTTAAGATACTTGTCAACATCTTGTTTTAATATTTTTAGATTAAAAGGTTTTACTTGATACACACTAGGGTCTGCCTTGCCTGTATAGTATTCCCATTTTTCTCTTGTTAATCTTGCCAAATCTTGCTCAGCCTTTTTCAATAGATTAGTATATTGATTATGAAACTTCATATACTTGTTATGTAGTTGTGGTGTTTTTAATGATTCTAAATCAAGTTCAGTATCATTTATTTTTAGGTCTTTATCGGCGAGTGCCTGTAGTTCGTCAAATGTCATATGATCTCCATTATATTGTTATAATATATATTAAGTTAATAAGTCTTCTTCATAGACCTTTTCTATACCTTTCTTCAATTCAGTTTGCATCCTTTTATCTAATTCATCTGGCGATACATAATTAGGATCGTAAAATTCTTTTAGTTCAGGAAAAACATCAAACAAATGTGATTCCCATTTAGTGCCAACATAGTATCTATCTTGTTGTAAAAAGTATTGAAATGTATCTTGTATATTTACATCTGAATCGTTTTCTTTTTCTAACGCAGCTACAATGTCAGGAAACTTTGAATATTTTATTATTAGCTCTAATTTTAATTTTTTAGGTAAGTTATGTACTGCAAAGTGTTTAGGGTTTTCTAACATTGCCCAATTGATTTGATCTATAACAGGATTATCTTTACACCAATCTACAACTTCATAAAATCTCATAACACTTAAAAAAGAAACTAGACCATTAAAATCTACAACTGCGTTAGGATATTTTTTAACTTGTTCTATATTGTCAACTAGTTCAGGCCAATCTGTTCTTCTTCTCATGTACTCAATAGTTTTACCTATACCATCTACAGAAGCAACCATAGTTACAAGTTTAAAGTGTGGTATAAATTTAAATATATTATGTTTACCTCTAGCCATTTTAGTCATGTTTGTTTGAAATTTTATTATAATTTCTTTTGAATCGCCAGTATCTATTAGTGCCTGTAACATCTCATATTGTCTTTTCATAATAAGAGGCTCACCACCTATAATTTTTATACTACGTGTATAAGGTGCTAATTCTAGTATTTGTTCTATTGAACCAGGTGTATTATCTTCTAATACTTTCTTTAGTTTAGGTCCTACTAACTTATACTTTGATTTTAATTCGTTTGACTCTTGTATTTGAATACCTGCATTTTCTTCAGTCCATACTTTTTGATTCCATACACCACTTTCTGCTACTTTCATTCTTGTAGTTGAGTTAGCATGAAGACACATAAAACAATCTAAATTACACTCTGAACCATATATCTTTAATTGTATTTCTAAAACCCTTCTATCAAGTTTGTATTCACCTGTTTTTCTAAATCTATCTGTTATATGCTCAATGTCATCCCAAAAAACACTATTGTTTGTGTGTATCTTTAAACAGTTTGTTCTTCTGGACCTACCATATTTTTCTTCGTCTGTAACACATCTTTTACAAAATTTCTTAACAAACTTTAGATCAGAACCTGGTGTTGTCATTTCTTCTCTCAATACATTCATGTAAGCACTTTTATTCATCCAGTCTTTTAATGAAGTATTTTTTATGGTACTAATTTTATCAGCTTCTGCAAAACAACATGCTTGGTATCTGCCATCTATTTCGTTGTATAATTGTGTAAAAGGTATACCACAAAAATATATTTCTTTACTTTTTGCTTGTTCTACTATTGATCCTTTTTCAGCAGCTTTCTTTTTACCAAGCTCTGACATATGTTCAGGTCGCCACCATTCTGTAGTGTTGACGTTACCTGGCATTGATAGGTCGCCTGGGCCACCTCTTGTCATATATTCGGGAAGTTTTAAATCTTTAGGTCTTACACGTACTGTCATAATGTTATATATGTTATAATTATGTTGTAGTTTCTAGTGTGCCACTACCACTTACATTAGCAAATTCATAAAGTTTATATTGAAACGTTACACTTGCTGTTAAATAATTTACATCTGTTGCTTGTTGATTGTAATCTAAACCAGATAATGATATAGGGTAAATATCTCTAAAACGTACTTCTATATTTGAATTGTTTTTACTTGTTAAGATAAACAATGTAGCGTCTGAATATAAACCACCATCATCTGAAGTTTGTTTTACAACTTGTCCTAATTCTTTATTGTAAGTTTCGCTTGTTGTTGTAGGATATCTATCTGATC